GGCATTTAATATAAATGATTTTAGATCAAATTTACCTGGCGGTGGGGCCCGAGCTAATCTTTATGAAGTTAGGATACCAACGCCAGCTGCACTTAGTGGTTATGCAGATCAAGCTAGGCAAATGACGTACTTAGCTAAAACAGCATCAATACCAGGCAGTACAATAACACCTGTAGAATTAAATTATTTTGGACGGATTGTAAAATTTCCAGGCCAAAAGGAATTTGCAGATTGGGAAACTACTGTACTCAACGATGAGGATTTTGGTATCAGGCGTTTTATGGAAGCCTGGCATGAATTGATCGTGGGTAATGCTACTAATAGAGCTTCTGCTGATCATCCAGCTGACCTAGTAACCGATGCGAGAGTTATTCATTTTAGCAAATCAGGCCAACCAATTCGTGAATACGTAATGGTTGGTGCTTGGCCAACTGAAATCCCAGCAGTGGATTTAGGTTGGGATACAGCTGATCCAGAAGAATTTGCTATTACTTGGGCTTATGATTGGTGGGAAACAGTAGATACTACTGAAGAACCAATTGCTAGCTTTAACGCTGAAGTCAAACTTCCAGTATTCGGTACATTAACCGTTGGTGGAAGTATATAACTTATAAATATAATAAAAGCAGGGGGCGAGTATTCGCCCCCTATTGGATATTTTTATGGCAAATATTTTCGGTTTTGAAATTACCAAGAAAAAGAAAGATTTAAAATCTTTTTCCACTCCAGAATCAAATGATGGTTCAGTGGATGTTGCTGCCGGTGGCGGGGCTTTGGGCCATTATATTGATTTTGAAGGTAAGATTAAAAATGAAATTGAATTGATTAATAGATATAGAGGTTTGGCTGTTGAATCAGAAGTTGATGCAGCTGTTGATGATGTAGTCAACGAAGCTATAGTCATTTCTTCAGAAAGGGAAGATGCTATATTTTTAGATCTAACTGAATTGGATACTTCAGACACTATTAAAGATAAGATACATGATGAATTTGCTCATATTATAAAATTGTTGAATTTTAATAAAAATGGGTATGATACATTTCGCAATTGGTATATTGATGGTAGATTATATCATCACATGGTTATAGATGATGAAAAACCAAAACAAGGTATACAAGAGATACGTCAAATAGATCCAAGAAAAATTAGAAAAATTAGAGAAGTAAAGAAAGAAAGAGCTGAAAATGGTGTAGAACTTGTTAGTCGTGTAGAAGAATTTTATATGTATAATGATAAACCAAATGATCCAGCCAATCAAATGACTAAAGGGATCAAAATAAAAGGTGATGCTATTTCCTACATTCATTCAGGATTGCAAGATAACAAAAAAGGTATGATATTGAGTTATTTACATAAAGCAATTAAGCCGATGAATCAATTGAGGATGATGGAAGATTCAACAGTCATATATCGCATAAGTCGTGCACCTGAAAGAAGATTGTTTTATATTGATGTAGGTAATTTACCTAAAGGTAAAGCAGAAGAATATCTACAAGATCAGATGAGAAGGTTTCAAAATAAATTAGTTTATGATGTTGATACAGGTGAGATTAAAGATGATAGGAAGCATATGAGCATGCTAGAAGATTTTTGGCTGCCACGTAGGGAAGGTGGCAGAGGTACAGAAATTTCTACATTGCCAGGTGGACAGAATTTAGGTGAGATGGAAGACGTAGCTTTTTTCCAGAAAAAACTTTATAAAGCTTTAAATGTACCCGCATCTAGGTATGAAGGTGATAGTGGATTTTCTTTAGGTAGGGAATCTGAAATTACCAGAGATGAATTAAAGTTTTCAAAATTTATAGGTAGGCTTAGGAATCAATTTTCTAAAATGTTTGATACCATGCTTAAAACTCAATTGATATTAAAGGGTATCATTCGTGAAGAAGAATGGAGTATTCTTCATCATGAAATGCAGTATAAATGGGCAGAAGATAGCTATTACAGGGAAACTAAAAATTCAGAAATGTTGATGGCTAGAATGGGTGTACTAAGAGAAGTTGCAGAATATTCTGGACGTTATCTTTCAATGGCTTGGATCAAGAAAAATGTATTACAATTCACTGATGAAGAAGTACGTGAAATGGAAAAAGAGATTAAGAAAGAGGTTAAAGGTGATAAGATAGTAAAAGATGCTACTAAAGAATTTGGTATACATGGGCCGGCAATGCCAGGAATGGAAGGTGAGCCAGGAGCTGGAGGGCCACCTGAAGCTGCATTTGGTGTGCCACAACCATCTGAACCCCCAGCTGGTCAATCTCCTCCGCCAGCTGAACAAGAAAATGTTGAACAATTAACTAATGAAATAGATATGGAAAAAGTATTAAAGATAATGGGAGATCGTTAAGATGGAAACAAAAGATATAATTAGTAATATATTAGCTGGGAATAGTTTAGAAGGTAGAAAACAATTGGATACATTATTGAAAAGTAAAATTGCTTCTGCTTTAGAAACTGAAAAGAAAAGAATAGCTAAATTGATATTTAATAAAACAGCAGAGGAAAAGGGGTAAATCACTATGGCACATGGATCGGCTGTACGAATTATATATGATCAATCCTTCACGGGCGGCAAAGTGATGGCATTAATCACTGCTATTGGTGCTACTGAGTTGACTACTACGACAGGACTTATTGATGCATCAGAATTGAATGATGCTGCAACTGATCCTAGATTGTCAATTGAAAAAATTTCATGGAATCTTAGAAGTGCTGCAGGATATTTTAGTATTATATTTGATGCTACTTCAAATGTTACTGCATTGAGTTTAGGTGGTAATGGCCATTGGGGCAAATCTCATACTGCAGGACTAGATGCAGCTATCACTAATGATGCGGGATCAGGTGTTACAGGTGATGTTATTGTTACTACTACAGGATTTGAAGCGGGTGAAACTATTTCAGTTGCTTTAATACTTAAAAAAGAATCAGGATATGGCACCAGATCAGATTATAGTGGATAGGGGGTAACACATGAAATTAATAACAGAAGTAGTTGAAGATGTTGATATTTTTGAACTAGAAGAAGAAGATGGCAAAAAAACCTTACACTTAGAGGGGGTTTTTCTACAATCTCAAGTCAAAAATAGAAATGGTAGAGTATATCCAAAAGAAATATTACAACGAGAAGTAGCCAGATATAAGAAAGATTACATTAAAGAAAATCGTGCCTTTGGTGAACTCGGGCATCCAGATGGGCCAGTAATCAATTTAGAAAGAGTATCTCATCTAATTACTGAATTGACACCTAATGGTAATAATTGGTTGGGTAAAGCCAAAATTACTACGCATACTCCATATGGAAAAATTGTTGAAGGATTGCTTAAAGATGGAGCCAGGCTTGGTGTATCTTCCAGAGGTATGGGTTCATTAGAAGAGCATAAAGATGGTACAAAAATAGTTAAAGATGATTTCCACTTAGCCACAGCTGCAGATATTGTAGCAGATCCTAGTGCACCTAACGCATTTGTACAAGGAGTTATGGAAGGTCGTGAATGGATATGGGAAAATGGAGCCCTCAAAGAAACAGATTTGATTCAACATAAGAAAGAATTGGATACCCCGAAGCATATTCGTGAAGAACGTATGCTAAAGGAATTTAAACAATTTTTATCAAAATTATAAAAAGTATAAATACTAAGATTATAGAAAGAAGGAGATATTCAAATGGAAGCATTAGAAAGAATGTTTGAAGATTCTGAAGATGAAGTAACTACATATGAGGTAGATACTGAAGATGAAGAATTGGAAGATTTAAATGAATTTGACGTAGAGCTTATCGAATTTATTGGTGATCAACTAGATGAAATCACTGATGAAGAGCTTGATGAAGAGCTTGATGGAGCTATTGGTCTATTAGAAAAGAAAATAAAACGAAGTAAAAAGCCTTGGGAAGCCAAAGGCATGTCGAAAAGTGAATACAAGAAATTCTTGAAGCAAAAGGCCAAAGATTGGAAAAAAGATAAGGCGGGCCAAAAACGTGCTGCGAAAGCTGCTAAGAAACGTGCAGGTAAAAAGCCCAAATTCACATTTTCCCATTACGACCCAAGTGAAGATGACAGTATTGTTAAATTGGCTCAGCGTGTCCTCCAACAACATACAGAGGTTGAAGGCGACGAGGAATTGTCAGAAGAAGATGAACAGATTTTAGATGTACTTATTGATACTTTTTCAGATGAAGAAGTAGAAGAAATATCTGAAATGTCAGATGAGGAATTTGATACTCTTTTTGATGAATTGTTAGATGAAGATGAAGAACTAGATGAAGTTAAAAAGATCAAAAGGCAATCTTTAGCTAAGCGTTTGAAATCTATGGGTATATCAAAAGGTGAATACAAGAAACGCTTGAAAAAGCAAGCTAAACAGGCTAAGAAGTATAGAGCGAAAAATAAAGGTAAACTAGCAAGGGCTGCAGCAAAACGACAAAAGCCAGGTTATAAGCCGAAATTCCAATTCAAAGATTCTTACGATCCTACTGATGATGTAAATGCACTAATTGGTGACACTGAGTTATCAGAAGAATTCAAGACTAAAGCCTCTACTATTTTTGAAGCTGCTGTCAATCGTGAAGTTGAAAGTCAAGTCGGAGATCTTGATTTCGTTCTTGAAGAACTTTTGGTTGAATGTGGTGGTGAGCTAAAAGAAGAAATGGCTCAAGAAGTAGACAAGTATCTAAATTACGTAGTTGAAGAATGGATG